TAAATTCTTTTCTTACCCAACATTTAAAATGGGGAATATTACTTATTAAATATGACAGTTAGCACCTCCATCTACGTCTTGCTTGTCTTAATCTTGAGTTAGGATTCTTAGCTGCTTTAGGAAACTTCTTCATTTGTCCTGCAGACCTAGCACAAAAACTTTTTCTTCTTGCTGCTCTTTTACCTGTTGGTTTTTTTTCAGTAACAGCAGTTTGTAATTTACTTCCAGGATTTTGTCTTCTATATTTTGCTACACCTTTAGCTGTTAATCCTGCACCTGACTTAGTGGGTCTTTTATCACCCTTACCAATAGTCATGCCCTTCATACCTTTGCCTTTTATTTTTTTCTTTCTAGGCATTATACTTTACGAACAGCTCCTAGTCCTTTAAGTGCAACTCCACCACCTACAGCTCTTTTAACTACTGCACCACCTCTTTTTTTAAAACCCATTTTATTTCTAACAGGTGTTGGTAAATTAGGTAATCCTTTATTTCCTGCAGGTATAGGTCTTAATGGTCCACCTGCTTGTTTTTTCATAGTAATTTTTTTCATTTCAGATTTAGTTAAATCTTGATATACAGATTCTCTATCTAAAACTTTTCCAGGCACTTTAATCTTTTGACCTGGTTTAATTTTATTTAAATCCTCTATATTAGGATTAGCTTTTTTAATTTGACCTAATGTAGCATTTGGAGTTCTTTTAGCTATTTCAGATAAAGTATCTCCTTTTTTAACAGTATAAGAACTTAAATCTTTACCACTAGCTTTTTTAAATAACTTACCTGCTGTTACTAATGCTGCTGCTGTAGCTCCTGTTTTAGCTGCAACTCTTTTTCTATTTCTTTTAGCAACTCTTGATTCACTTTTACCTAATGTTTTTTTAAATTTATTTGCTATATTTAAAAGACGACCTCTTTTATCTCTAGTTACTACAGTTTGGTCTGTTTTTTTAGTAGGAGCTATTTCACCTTTTTCACCTTTAGCTTGTGTTTCAAATCTACCTTTATCTTTTCTTTTAACACCTCTTCTAGCTACAGTTCCTACTTTAAATTCACCTTTATCTCTAACAGCTTTTTTAGGTAAACTTAAAAAACTTCTTTTAAATTCTGTTATTGCTTTACCTGATAAATCTTTAGCTTTATTAACAATGCTTGATACTTTTGATTTATCCATAGTTTTTAACTTAGATATAACTTTAGGACCTAATTTTGTAGCTATTTTTGTTCCTACATTTACTCCTTGAATTAACATAATTATTCTCCTACAGTTTTATATTCTCTAGGTTCTTCTTTAACCTGAGCTTCTATAAGTCCTCTTACTCCAGGTCCTTTTCTAGCTGCACCATATCCTTGACCAGTAGGTTTACCACTTGTATCATGACCAGTAGAATTATTAATAGTTCTTGCATTTGCTCCTACTATTAAAGTTTTAGTTTTTATTTGCATTTCTTTCTCCCTTTTTTATTTTTCTTTTTCTTTTTGTTATTAACTTTTGTTATTTGTTGTACTGCATTAATTCTACTAATAGCCATTATTGTGCTCCTTGTAATACTGGATTAGGACCACCTGAAGGATTGTTAGCTGATTGCATATCATCTTGTCTTGTTCTTCTAGACTGATTACGTAAAGCATCTATTGAATTTTTATATTTACCTTCCCAGTTTGCTAGTGTTTGAAAATCTTTTATAAAATATGTAGCTTCTACCATACATGCTGCAAAAAGAGCATTATAGCAAAACTCACTAAAATAATTTGATGTTGTTACACTTGTACCTGTAGCACTAGCTAAAGCTAAAGGTCTACGTGTAAATTGTATTTCACCTGATACTGCAGATGCAGGTGTTGGTACAATATAAATTTGTGTATTAGTTTTTCTTGAATAATATCTTGGTGTTCCTGTTGATGCACTAGCATAAGGAAAATAATCTATTGCATACTCATAGGTTCTTTGTAATAAATTTATTTTTGAATTAGCAGGGATTGCTGCTGTTGAAACACTTGTAGTATAGTTTACATTTCTTACAACTAATGTATCAGCAGGTAAACTAACTACTGGGTCAGAAGCTGTAAATGAAAAAGTAGAGTAGTTATCTAAACCAGAATCATCTAGTTCTTTTACTATTCTACCTTCAGCTTTCTCTACAAAGTAAGGAATATGTTCCTCAAACTCTGATGAGTTATTTTCTATAGTATTTATTATATCAGTTTTAAGAAATGAATAATTAGGCACTATGTTATCCTGTTATTAAAGTAACACTACCTGCATCTGGAGTAGATATACTTATTGTTCCACTACATAACACACCCATTTCTCCAAAGTACATATCTGATTCTGCACTTGCAGGAACTTCATAGGTTATTACTGTACCTGTTTGGTCTCCTATAGCTATTACACCTGCTACAGTAGAATAAGAATGAACTCCTAATACTCTAGTTCTATCAGGAGTAACAATAATATCTCCATCTCCTGCTCTTTTATTAACTGTTCTAATATTTGTTGCCATTTTAAATCCTTATAATAGGGAGGATATATTTCAACCCTCCCTAAATTGTTAATGGTTATGCACCTGCATTACCAAACCAACCTCTCCAGTCAGATACTCCAAAAGAATATCTTTCTCTGGCTTTGAAACGTAAGTTTCCAGTATCAAAATCTGGCTCCATCTTAGTTTGTAAAGGTGTTCTATTAAACATCTTTGAACCATTAGGAACATCAGTTTTAATAAAGAAAGCATTAACATCTGTAAATCTTCTATTAGTCATGTATCCACTTGGGAATACTCCTAAGTTTCTTACAGAGTTAATGTCATTATCTGCACTACCTACAATTCCTGGTGTATTTAATAATACATCACATGTAAACATTAAGTCTACAGGTACGTGTAAAGATACAGCAGAAGAACCAATTAAGATACCTCTGTCATCTTTAAACTTTTGAATTGCAATTACAGCAGACTCTAAACTAGCTTCTGATATTGCTGCTGCTGTACCTATATTACTTTGGTTTCCATCTCCAACAGTTGGATGTGAAGCATTAAATAAACTTACTCCATCTCCTTGTGCTGTAGAAAAACCTTCGTTATATAGCTTTGCAGCTTTTACTTGTTTGGTGTTTGCCATTGCTCTAGCTAATCCTTTTGCTCTTAACTTTGCAAAAGTATCATATAGATTGTCTTCCATTGCTTCTTCTGTGATAGCAAAAGCTAAAGCTATAGTCTCGTTTGTATAACGAGCTGTGAAGCTTTCTCCTGCATCATCATAAACAACAGCAGCACCTTCTTGTTTTGTTGGAGCAGTACCAAATCCTGTAAAGAGGACTTCCTCTTCAAAAGACCTATCTGAATTTTCTACTTCATATAGTGGTTCATGCTCATTATTAACTTCTCCATACTCCATTCCAAAGACTGCATTCAATCCAGGAAGGAGTTCTTTGCTTATAGCAGCTCTATTTATTGGCATAATTTATCTCCTAACCTGTTACTGTTGCTGTTATATAATTGTCAACATGGTTAGCAATACGTACTTCATACCAAGGATATTGGTCTGTTACACCTATTGATGCTCCAGTACCTGTATCCCAAGGTGCTCTACGTATAACTCTTAAATTACCTATTGACTCAATAGGACCAGATGCGTCTAAAACATAAGCACTTTGTCCAGTTTTATGACTTCCTGTTCCTCCAATATATACTCCATTTTTTATACCAACACCAAAACCTGCAGCAGCAGTTACTGTTGCATCAGCTTGGATAAAAAATGTTTGGGCAGGGTCACTTGCAATATGAATTTTTACATCAGTTGCTGTAACTCCACCAGTAATACTTCTAGCAAATTTCTGTTCTCCACTAGCATTTACAAAACTACATCCTTGAAAAACACCTGCAGCTTTAATAGATACTCCATCAGCACAAGGCTTAACTGTACCTGCAGGTTCAATTATAATTGGGTCACCTGTAAATATGTCTGAAGGCACTAATGCTGAAGCCACTAAAGGACTACAGGGATTCAAATCAATAGTTCGTATACCAGTAGAGTTAGAACCATCACCATTTTTCTTAGCTATTTGTAACCCTCTTGGGGCATTTACACTTGCCATAGTTCATTCTCCTTTGATTGTTAAAAAAGCAACAAAAGACTTACTTCTGAAAACTAGGTTGTTTACCTTTTGTTACTGTTGATTTACTTGAATTAGAAATGGGCATACTAGAATTATTTCCTCTCATTAATTGACTGTTAACAGCTTCCATTAATTTATCAGATTTATTTCTGTAAAACTCACTTCTACTTTGGAATAACTTGGTAGGTATTTTACCTAACGCAACGTCTCCACGACAGACTGCTCCAGAGTATCTTCCTTCCATCTTCACGACTGATGTTTGTTCTATCTCAGGTACTTCTTTAATATCAACAAATTTCCAACCTTCTTGCATTTTTTTACCAATGTATTTAAAATCATCTTGACCTTTAAGAGTTATTCTTAACCATCCAAGAGTCATTCCTTCGTCTTTGAAACGATTTTCTACTGCTTTTGGTATGTGTAAACTATCTTGTTCTTCAAACTGATAATTAATTTCTTCGTTAGTATTATTTTCTCTTAGTTGAGAACTACGTGTATTGATTCGTGTTGTCATTATTTACCTCCACGTTGCATGTTTATAGTTGTATACTCACCTTCAGCACTTGTTGCTTTCAGCTTTTCTTGAGCATACTGTTCAAGGGGTATATTCCATTTATTAGCTAATCTTACATCTTCTTTTGTTAGTTTAACTTTATTCTTAGAACTAGGAGTGCTACGTGTACCTCCTGCTACCACTTGTGCAGGTGACGTTTCCTGCTTACGAGTTTCCTCAACTGGTTCATCTTTATACCTATGAGGAAAAGCTTCTTTCAATCTATTATCTACTTCTGTATAATAATCGTCATCAGTAGGATTAAAACCTTCTTCTTTTAAATCTGCATCTATTGCTAGAGCAGCAGCAGTTCTTATTTTATCTTCACCAAACCAATCATTTTTTTCTGCCCAACTTTGTGCCTTTGGGTCAGGAGTTGGTTGTTGTTGATATTGAGGTTGTTGCACTTGTTGTTGTGGTGCTTGAACCTCTGGTTCTTTAAACTGCATCTTTGTTGCACCAACTGATTTTAAATCATTCTGTGCATCATTTAGAAACTCTTGAGCCTTTAATATTTTATCAGCATCTCCATCTTGATGTGCTGTTGTATATGCATTTCTAGCTAATTCTAATTTATCTTTTAATTGTTTTTCAGTTGCATCTAAATTTAATTTACTTATATTTGTAAATTCTTTTTGTGTATTATTTAATTTAGAACTTAACTCTTCATTTTGTTTAATTAATCTAGAAACTTCTTCTTCTTTTTCTTTTCTTTGTTTAATTAATTGTCTTATTCTTTTTTCTGCACCTTTAGTTTGAATACCTTCAAGTTCTTTTGGCTCTTCTTTTTTTACTTCAGGTTCTTCTTTTTTTACTTCAGGTTCTACTTTCTTAGGTTCTTCTTTTTCTACTTCATATTCTACTTTTGTTTCTTCTGGCTTTTCAGTTTGGACTTCACTCCATTCTTGCTGTTGTTCCATTTTATTCCCTTTCGTTGTTAACGAGACATACGAGTTACGTTATATTAATATTATACTATATTATTTTAAAGTATGCAAGTATTATTACACACTATGTTTAGATAAATTAAAAGTAGGGTCTAATGTCTTAGGACTTTCTACTTTCATAATAATTTGGTCATCATATAAAAGAATATACTTTATTCCTTTATATTGTATTTTTTGTCCTGCATGTTTACCATAGCATACATAGTCATTTAATTCACACCAAGGTCCTTTAGGAAACTTTTCCATATCATGGTAAGCTAAATCTCCTAAAGCTACAACTTGTCCTACTGTAGTAAGATAAGCCATATCATCTCTGGTAGAGTCTGGTAATAATATACCACCTTTAGTTTTTTCTTTAATTGAAACAGGTCTTACTAAAACATGATACCCAGGTAAATCTGGTAACATATCTGGATTTAATTTATCTTCTTTAGAAATCCACATATCATTTTTAATACTTTTTGCCATGCTTACTTGTTGCATTATTCTTCTTCTCCTTCATACATTTTTTTTGTTATAGTTTTAATTACCTCAATAGACCATTCAATTCCTTGAATACGACCTACGAGTTGTTTATAATTAGCAAATGAATCTGCTTGTCCATTTGCTAAATTAATTCTTAATAAGTTAAGCTCCTCGTCAAATTTACGAAGAGCTTCATTAGATACTTCCATTTATCTTATTGGTCTGCAAATGCAGGTGCAGTAGTTGAAGTTACATTTCCAAAGACTTGATAGTTTGTGCTATCAAGACCAATAAATGTTACATCAAAAGCTGCAGGTACATTTAGTTGTAAACTACTATTAGAACTACCATTTGGATATACAATAGCATTATCAGCATTAGTATCTAAATGCACAATATTACCTTTATAAAAATTAGTATTACCTGGTGTTATAAATATTGCATCAGTAGCATCAGTAGCTCCACCACCATAAACAAATTTATAAGCTACACCTGCTTCTGGTGCAGGAAGTGTATAAGTATTATCTTGTCCACCATCTGGTACTAAATTAATTCTACCACCATGAGTTGTATTTACAATAGTAATATTACCATCTGCTAATACTACAGGTGTAACAACTTCACCTTTATTACCAAAGGTAATATTTTCTGTTATTGCTCCTGTGCTTGAGTTTTTAGTTACTGATTTAAAACCCTCTTCAGACCTAATTGGTCCACTAAAAGTTGTGTTTGCCATAATTTATTCTCCTTAAATAAAATTAACCTATAGTCTTGGCTTGTCTGCTAGGGCAGTCTATAGGCATAAAATATCCCTAGTTATTCTTTTCTTGTTTAGAATCTTCTAGTATTGCTTTAGACATTACATCTAATAACTTCATACTTCTTTGTCTATCATCTAAGTTTTCCATGCTCATAACTTTTTCT